GCGCGCCATGCGTGAGGCCGTATCCATCGGAAGCTTCGCCGATCTCGCCGCAGCCATGCCGAATGATTCCGTAGGAGCTGGCCGAAACGGCGCGCCGCCGCTTCCCAGCATGGCAAAATCCATCGCCGTTCCGATGGCCTGCGGCGTGAACGTGCCGGTTTGCGGGTCCCAGGGGTCTTGCTGCAATCCTTCATAGATGCTGCGAAGCAACCGCTCCGGAAAGAATTGGTACCGTTCGTGTCCATGCAGGCCAAAGAGCTTGTCCGCGATCGGCGTCGAGGCTGGCCATATGGCTTGTGTCGGCAAGGAATCGTTCCATGCGGCCAGCCCGACGCGGGGCCGCGCCACGCCCTCCCCGTTACGCTACCCCGCTCCGCGGATACTCGATCCTGCGCCCGAACCCCGCGTCCGGCGCGACCGGCTCCGCAAAGGTGAGCGCCACCGCGTCCCATTCGTCCGGCGATTTCGCCCCGCGCGCCCGCATGTGCTCCTTGCTCTCGAGCTTGAGCCGCGAGTTGCTGTCGTAGGAATAGGTCGGCCCGCAGGCGTCGGCCTGCAGCGAGTCGCGGTCGGGCACGCGCGCGCCGGCCGGATCCTCGAGCCATTCCTTCGACTTCATCCACATCTCGGCGCGCCGGTTGAGCGGGCCGCCGCTTGGCACGCCATGGGCGTCGCGCGGCGGCGGCTCGAACGGCGCGGCGCCGAAATTGACCGCGCGCACGATCGCGCCGTAGCCCATCTCGATGAGCCGGTCGTAGACGCCGGCACCGACGCCACCGACGTCGACGAACAGCCGCTTCGGCCGGTCGGTGTCGATCACCTGCTTGACCCACCCCGCCGCCTGCATGGTGTCGAGCTTGGCTCGGCTCTCGATCTTCTCGATGCGCCGCCCGCGCCGCCATGCCATCGCGTGACGATCATCGCCCATCCAGGCCGGATCGAAGCCGATCACCAGCGGCCCGCTTGCCTCGCAGCTCGCCTTGCGGGCGCGCGCCACCAGGCTCGGCGCGATGAAGCTGTCATGGCCCGACTGCTGGAACGCCTCCGCGGCGCTCGCCGGGTATTCCTGGCGAAAGAGCGTCGGATCCTTGAGCTCGGCGATCTTGGTCCGCCGCCACGCGATCTGCTCGGCGTCGAGGCCATGCAGCCCGGCGTACTCGCGCTCCTCCTCGGTCGGAACGAAGTCCCGCGGCAGTGCCCTGCGATACTCGTCCTGCCAGAACCAGGGCACGAAGATCGGCACGAAGCCGTTCGCGCCGCATTCGGCGTCGCGCCAGGTCTGGTGAAAGAAATTGCCGAGCCCGTTGGCGGTCGATTCCAGGATCACCTCGCTGCCGGCGCTGTCCGGGACCGCCTGGAGGACGCCCGCCGCATGCGTATCGGCGTGCGGCCAGAACGCGACCTCCGAGCCATGGAAGAGCTGGATGGTCGAGGAGCGCCCCACCGCCTTGGTGCCGGCGGTGCCGACCTTGTAGCCGGAATCAAGGCGGTCGAAGATCAGCTCCCTGGCGTTGGCGGCGCCGGTCGATTCCCGCTCCCCGTCCGGGCAGTTCGCATGGAATCGCGCGACGATCTCGAACAGGTTCTGCGTCGCCGCGTCCTCGTGGGTGAGAATGAAGACACGCACGCCGCGCGCCCGCGTGGCGCGGTGGAAGAAACGCCCCGCCACATAGGTGCTGCAGCCTTGCTGGCGTCCCTTGAGGATCAGCGCCCGCACCTTGCCGGTCGCCGCCTGCTGGCGCTCGAGCGCCGCATGGATGTGACGCTGCGCCCGGTTGAACACCAGCGGGCGGATCTCGCCGCCCTTGGTGCGGATCATCAGCCGCTCGGCAGCGTAGGTCGCAAGGTCACGCGCGTAGAGCTCGCGTTTGCCGCGCCGCTCCGCCTCGTTCAGCAGGGGCAGCAGCTCGGATTTCAAATCCGGCGCGAGCGGCGACCCGCCCGATCCGCTCGAGAAGTTCGGCGTCGGTGAGCTCATCGAGCGGCTCCGGCCTTGCATTGCGCTCCTTCGGCAGGATCGACGCCGCGATCCGCACATAATCGGACGGTTTTTCGACGCGCAGGGCCGCGATCGCCGTCGCGCCGTGCTGCTGCCAGTCCTCCAGGAAGTCGGCGACGAATTTTTCCCCGAGCGCATCGCGGCGGGATGAGTGGTCGGTCATGATGTCGACTCACCTGACTTGGGTGCTGAAACGTCCCCATCCGGCGTCATCGTCCGCGCCAGCGGACGATCCAGTGCTCCGCGGCGCTCCTGTCGCAACTCTGCGGAGGCCATCGTGGACTTGATGCCCCCTTGGGCGGGGCATGACGACGGAGAGGATCGCGCGATCAGAACAAAGCCGTCACGTCCCCGACGACGCGGACGAGGCGGCGGAGGAAGGGAGCGGCGGGCCGCCGTTGCTGTAGAGCCGATTCACCGCCTGCAGATCGGCGACCGACTGCTCGACGTTGCCGACGATCTGCGAGGTCGTCGCCATCTCGGCCGCCATGGCGGCGAGCGCCGTCTCCAGACGGCCCGCGAGCGCGTCGGCGCCCGCGTCGAGATTCTTCAGGCCGCCCATCAGGCGGGCGAGGCCGCTTCCCTTTTGCGACATGGTGACCTCTCCGTTTGTGGCTTCGATCGATGTTGCCGCCTCGGCGGCTTGCGGCGCGGCCGCTTCACCGGCGCCGGCATGGGCGGCGACGATGTCGCACGCCGCCTGGCGGGCGCGCAGCTGCACGTCGCCGCAAAACGGCGCGGTGACGAGCGCAAACGGCGTCCCGTCGGCGTGCCAGCCGGTCAGCGCGAGAACCTGCGCATCGTCCCGATAGGTGAGCCCGGCATGATCGAGCCGCAGCCGGCCCGCCGCGGCGTGCAGGAAGGCGGTGCGCACACCCTCCATTCCCATCGGCGGCTCCTCGAAAAACAAAAGCGCCCGCGAGGGGAGCCGGCGGGCGCACAAAGTCGAGACTAGAATTAATGCCATCGCAGAGTTCGGCCGCGAAGGCAAGCGCGGAAAAAAGTTTTCCCCGCTATTCGCCCCCTCCCCGTCGTCATGCTCGGCACGTGCCGGGCACTCTGTCATCGGTGATGTGGCGGAGCGTCCCGAGATGCTTCACGAAATATCGGATCGTCCGCTGGCACAGACGATGACACCGCGAAGCGAATGCCCGGTTGCCGCCGCAATCACGCGGCGGCGAGCATGATTTGAAAAACAAAAGCGCCCGCGAGGGGAGCCGGCGGGCGCACAAAGTGGAGACTAGAATTAAAGCCATCGCAGAATCGGGTCGCGAAGGCAAGCGCGACGAATAGTTTTCCCCGCTATTCGCCCCCTCCCCTCGCGCTGCCTCGAGTAAGCGGGGCAGTGGACGCGAAGACACCGGGAAGCAAATGCCCGTCGGGTAGAATGAGGCCGCGGTAGCCCACTGGATCTGCTATTGCGAGAGTCACTATTCCGACGTTCCATAAAATAAAAGTAATGAAGCGGCCGGCATCACCGGCCGCCTCACGAGGGCCGAGGCAGAAGCCTCAGCGGCCCTGCAGCTGAAAGTCGCTGTCGTAGCCGCTGTATCCGTTGTACTGGTACTGGGTCGGCGCCGACCAGTCGCGCGGGGCAGCGAAGACGGGGCTGGCGAGCAGCGAGAGGGCGGCGACGGCAGCGAGCACGAGCTTGGTCATCGGAGTGGCTCCATCGGGTTTCGGGGTCCGGGGTCGCACGTCAGGATGTTCACTTGTGATTTTGGTGTAGCCCAGACCGATGAAAACGAGAGTGAGCTGCCTCACACTGACGAAAGTTTTTGCGTCGGGCTGCGTCGCCATGGCCACTACGTGCATCGGCGCACGCAAACCCGCGTCTGCCGGTCCGCGAATTCGCAGGCTCGGGTAAAAATCCGACGTCAGTGCGCTATTCGACTCGCAGCTCCAGCGCGCGATCCTATATCCGCGAGCATTCCTGGCCGACCGGATGCCCCGCTTGCGCGGGACATCCCGGCGTGTCGGCGAGCCGAGACATTGCGTGCCTCGCCCGCCTTCTCCTCACTGGCTGCTGAACAGATCCTGCGGAATGCCCGCCGCCTGGAAGATGTAGTCGCGCGAGGCCTCGAGCTGCGTGCGCAGCCGCGGCAGGTCGACGTTGAGCAGCTCGCCCTTCCATTTGCGAATCTTGCCGGCGACGATCACGGTCTCGACATTGGTGCGGTCCATCAGCGAGACCACCGCACCCGGCACCTGATTGAGCGGCACGACGTTGATCCGGGTGGCATCAAGAATGATGACGTCCGCTTCCTTGCCGGGCGAGAGCGAGCCGGTCTTGCCGTCGAGCCGCAGCGCCTTGGCGCCGTTGATGGTGGCGTAGCGCAGCACGTCGCGCGTCGTCAGGGGCGGCGGCACGCTGGGGCTCGGCAGGGGCGGCCACGGATTCGCCGTGCTTGCCGCGGTGTCCGGGAGCCCCCAATCCAGCGGGTCCGGGTAGTTGCTGTTCCCGTTCGGGCTGTCGAGGGTCATCTGGTTCACCAGCATGCGCTGCAGATTCATGCATGAGCGCATCTGCGTGAAGAAATCGGCGGTGAGCGTGCACTCGACATCCACGCTCAGCGAGGGCTCCATCCCGAGACTCTGCAGCCGCAGAATCGGCGGCATGCCGTGCCGCATGTTCATCTCGATCGGGAACGCGATCGAGACCGGAATCCCGAGCTGCTGGACCCTGTTCCAGGCCATGTGCGACATGCCAGTCATGTGGATAAACAGATTGTCCGATCCGAGCCCAAGCGTGCCGCTGTCGCCGCCCTTGTTCTGCGCCAACGCGTCGAACGTCGGACGCATTCCGAAGGGCGAAAGAATGTGCGCCGCGATCGGCAGCTGAAGCTGGCGCCCGATCAACCAAGCCTTCTCGTAGCCCGGCAGGTAGATCTCGCCGCCCATGATCATGGTGACGAGTTGGTCTGTCGTCGGGAACCATTGCTTCTTGATGCGGATCGCGTCCTGCGGATAGGCGTAATTCGGCGGATTGCTCCCGGCGCCCTCGAAATAGCCGAACGCGGCGCGGCGTCCGGTGTCGAAAAGTGCCTGGATGGCGGCGTCCGAATGCTGCGGCGTGTGATGGATCTGCGACACGTCATGAACCGTGGTGACGCCGTCATCGAGCTGCGAGAGGCCACCGAACAGCTCGTTGATGTAGACGTCCTG